TTATGCCATCTCGCTCATTGGATAAATTCTTTCTGCAAAAACCGACCACTTTTCGTCCGCCTTGTAGCTTTCCACCAATTCGTCCGGCACATAGATAAATCCCCACCCCTTTGCAATGGGTGTTTCGTGAAATACCTCGGTATCTTCCAGTGCACAAACCGTATTGCCGCTTAAAATAAGATAATATAAGCCGGTACACGAGCGGAATGCATTTTTCCCGATCCGAGTCACCTTGGGCAGTTCCAACCTCTCCAATTTATAACAATGATAAAATGTCTGCTTGTTAACAGCAGTCAACTTGGGCAGTTGTGCCGTTTGGAGCACATGGCAATTGGCAAACGCATCCTGCCCCATCTCTGTCACCTCGGGAAGATTTGCCGTATGCAATGCCTTGCAGTTGTAAAATGCATACCCTTTTATGGTGGTCGCTTTGGGTAACGATACTGTTTCCAACCGGGTGCAATCAGCAAATGCATTGATTCCCACTTCAGTGGTGTAGGGGAAATCCGCGTTCTTTATTTTGGTATATCCGCTAAATTCCTGGTCCTTCATCACCCGTTTGTCCCACTTTTGCAAATCTGCCACCTGGTCAAACTCCGTGCTCATTACCAGGGTTTGCCAATCATTCCAACGAAATTCCTCTGCCACAATTGGATCGGGAGGTCCGCCCGGGCGCGGTTCTTCCACCGTTCTCCTCCTGTATCCCCACCGGAACATTATTTTTGCCGTTTGGTCGGTGTCCTTGCAAAGGGAAGCCGGCGTGTCAAATAATTTCAGCTGCAAAAACTGTTGTTCGTTTTCCCTGAACATTCTTGCCACCATCACATAATAGTGCCAGGTTTCCCCCTCCACCTCTTCCTGCACATAATACAATCCCTCATTGCACAGGAAGTTTATATCCATCACGCTCTCCACCTTAAGTGGCAGCAATTGCATCCCGTCAAAGGCATTTTTTACCTCATTGATTGCTCCCACCATGGTTTCCTTGTCCTCGGTAGAAAGGTTTTCCATATCGCCAATGCTTTTTGCCGCATAGTTACCCTGCTGCTTGGCATATTCTGCCTGTTCTTTTGCATAATCTCCCGTTTGGGTAAGTTCCTGTACCATCTGTGTCACCAGGGTAACCTCATCGCTTGTGGGGGTAATCACCCCATCGCCCACCATAGGTGCCACCTCAAACCAAAACGCCCACGAAGTCAAACGAGTATCCCCGTTGTACAGTTCTACCGTACCCATACACGCACCGGGGCAGGACACATCCTGTAAATCCGGTTCATATACCACCGTATTGCCCGAAACTTCTGCCTGCTTGCAAGCGGTGGTTCCGTCGCAGCGCAAAAAACTCACTGCCGCCGTTGTCCCCTCGGGCACCACAAACGCCTCACCGCCACACCGCAACACAAATTCCATCCGGTACGCCGCACTGTCACCCTGCCAGAGCACCATGTCGGTACGCACGGGTTTTTTCGCCATCACATCACAAATCAGGCGATAGTGTTTTCTGATTTCTTCCATTTTATAATCCCCCCTTTATTCCACATCCATGGTCACCGCAATATCATACGCCGCATAAATACCGCAGTGGTTCACCGTTGCAACTTCCCCCACCCTGTATCCGCCATAACCGGAATACCGGAGCAATGCGCCATCATAATAAACCGTTCCGGTATCCCCGTCATTGTTAACCTTGTAAACAGTACCCGTCGCATCGGTTTCAAGCAGATCAATCACACGTTCCTCGCCAATACTTCTCCTGACCAACTGATTTGCCACCACAACCATATTGTAGCTGGCAGACGCCCCCACAAACCGTTGGGGTATGGCAACCGCCTGAATCATCTTTTCGGAAAGCGTCCGCCGTTCCTCCTCGCTGCGACTGTCATCATCCATCAACTGGTTGTACTTTTTGGCAATTTCCTTCCACGCCGCACCCGGAAGGTAAATCACCCCGTAGGTCATCAACCCGTCATTGGTCATATAGCACACCGTTTCCCCCTTGGCAAACTGATACACCTCGGGAATCCTCGCCCCGTGCCAGTACCGTCTGGTACCCCTGTGGTCTATCTGCACATAATCATAGGGCACACCATCCTTGTAGGAGTAGATGTATTCAAACCCCCGTTCCCCCGACATCCGTGCCTCAAATCCATCCGGGGTGGTAATCAAAAATTCGCTCCCCGTCAGTTTTGCCGTGCCGTCTGTACTTTGCACGGTAATTTTGTCGGTATTGATAAATCCGGCATTGATCCAGTCAGCATGAAGTGCATCTGCAATCAACCCTTCTGCCGTTCCCACCGTTCTCCAGTCCCAGTCGCCGTTTTCCTTTTTACTGTCGGCAACCGCAAAAATGCCGTCGGATATCACCATAGCACGGGTGGGATTGTCCGGGTTGTCCACCCAGATATCCCCCAGCTGATGTACCGTAAGCCTGCGGGCGGTGTGTTCGCCCACCTCACTGACCATCTTCCCTCTCACATTGTCCAGATATTGGCTCATCACACAACCCGACCGGTCGGTCATCCGGTTTACCTGCGCCGCCTGTTGTGCCACCCGCTCGGCGATACTGCGCGGCGGCAGGGAAAAGTTGGATAGGGTAATCTTGTCACGCACCGGTTCAAACGGATATACCTCCATCTCCACCACCCGCGCGGTCACATCCGCACCAAGCACCTGATCGGTCACCCGTACCGTGTCCCCCATCTTCACACCCGAAAGCTCGCCCGCCCCCAGCCGATAACTCACACGCGGCAGGTCGATTCCCTCGCTTTCCGCATTGCTCCACTGCTCCAACCCTTTTTCATACAACTCCTTCGGGTCGGTCACCTCAGGAAAATCCATGCTTCCGCATCTGATATAACTGTAATTACCCTGCAGAGGACTATCCAGATATGGTTTCCCACCATTCACCGATGAAATATCCAGATCGTCCTGCCCGTAAGGGTAGAGGCGCGTAATCAGGGCGGCATCATCCACCGAACGGGTAATGCTTTGTGTGTCCCTGCCATAACGAATCACCCGTTCGGTGCGACTCCCCCTTTTCTTTCGCAGGTGCAGGGTGTAATTGTCGCACTCCCGTTCTCCGCCCACCTGCTCAATCAGTTGGTTCATCACCGCGGCAGGGTTGGTTTTTGTCCCGAATAAGTCGGTCGGCTTGGTAATTTCCACATCCCCCACCACAAATTGTGTCCCGTCAAACGCCTGACGCAACATCTCTTCGGGCGTCTGTCCGATCCATCCGTCCACCTCGATTTCCCCCGACGGTGTGCACAAATGAGGAATATACTTGCAATCTGCCGCCTCATACCACACATGCACACACGAAATATGTGCAAACGGCGCACCGTCACCGCCCCGTCCTTCCTCCACCGAGCGGATACGAAATAGCTGCCCCTCCGCCTTGATATAGGCATCATACACCATCTGCGGATACAATGCGCTGTCCCGTCCGATAGAAAATGTCAGCGTGTGTCCGCCGTTGAGCACCTCTTTGATGCAAACCTCCTGCACATCGGTCAGCACCCCTGCACCAAGGGTGGTAAAATCCGTCGTCCCTGCCGGATATAATATCATCAGTTCCATCGTTTCTCCTTATACATAACGGGTGCGCCAGCGCACCTGCGCCGATACCGTCCCCGCCGTTTCCACCAAAATTCTGTTTGCCCCCGGCGAAAGTTCAAAAAAGCTGCCGCGTGCACTGTGGTTTACTGCCACGCCGTCCTTTGTCACGGTCATATTCTGGCAATCCACCACCAATTCTGCCCGGTCAATTTCCTCTGCTACCACCAGTTCCTTTTCGCCGTTTTTCAGGGTAATCTCCTTCGCACTTCCGGTTATGGTAATCACCGGCGGCACGTGATATCCCCGGTTCCCCAGCAAAATCTCCCTCTTTCCGGTTCCTTCCTCCAATACTGCACAATCCTCACGCCGTTCGTAGCGGTAAGGGTCACACCGAAACACCAACGGAAAGGATCCGCTCATCCCGGTAATATTGTCCAGCGCATACAGGTTTACCGCCTGCGCCATATAATAAATGTCCGGCTCCCCATCCGGCATCAGTTTTGCCTTGCCGGCCGTTGCAAGCCACAATCCAATCCGGCGCGCCTTTTCATAAAACTCCTCGGTACTGTCTGCGGCAAAATGGCACTCATATCCAATTAGACGTGGCTTAAAAAACAACCTCTCCTGCGGATTGTGGGTGCTGTAATCCCTCTCGCCGTCCATCCCGTACCATTCGGCAGCGGTGCGTTTTGGCTCTGCAAACAGCGATTGGGTGGTCAAAAGGGTATACAACCCCATATCATCCAGACTGTGCTTTCCTGCAAAGGTAAATGAATTCCAATCCACCTACCACTTCACCCCCTTCGCCATGAGCGCAGAAATTGCCGCCCCGTATAGCTCCTGTGCACCCGAAATTCCGCTGATGCGTTTTGTTCCGTAATCGTTGATGGTAATACTGGTGCTGGTGCGGTTGTCCACCGTCTTTGCACCATATTGCCCCATCTGCATCCCGTTTATGGCGGTAAGGTCTGCCGCAATCTGTGCACGCATGGCAGAAAGGGATTGGGAAAAGATGGAAAACTGCTCCAGTACCGCATCCGCCACCGCCTGGTTGGCAGACAGAAGCATATTTCCCAGCCCCGTCTGGTAGGTGCGCATCTTGTCGGTACTTTCTTTGGCAAATGTGCTTTGCACCTGCGCCGCCTCAGAAAATGCCGTCTGCACATCCTGCATGGCAAGGTAGGTGCCATTTGCGTAAATCAGCCCCAGTTCCTGCGCCTTTTGTTCGCTAAGTGCTTCCAGATATCCCTTTTCCGCCTCGGCAGAGGCAAGAATCTGATCCTTCCTGGATTCCAGTTGTGCCTTTGCCGCGTTGTCCTCCAACCGTTCGGTAATGTCGCCTATTTCGGCACGGATGTCCTCCAGACGTTCCTTTCCCTCACGGGTCTGGGCATTTTTATAAAGCCTTTCCTGTGCCCGAAGTTCACTCAGTTCCTCTTCCAACTGTTCATCTTCTTTGGCAGAACGCTTTCTTTCATACTGCTTTTCCAACGCCTCGATTTCCGTCCGTGCCGACTCATCCACCGCATCCTTGCGTTCCTTGATTTCGGCAAGATATTGCCGGTGCTGTTCCTTTCGCTTGGCAAAGATCTGCTCCTCAATGTCCAGCACACCTTGGGCGTACTCCTCCGCACCAATCATACCGGCAGCATAATATTCACGGGTATATTCCAGCATCCGTTCCAACCCGTCCACATATTCGTCTGCCGTAATGCGGTTGTTGAGTTGTTCCTGCTTGAGCCAGATGTTTGACGCAGTGATTCTGTCCCGATACATCTTCTGCCCGAATGTTTCCACCCGTTTCGCATACTCCTGCTCATCAATCAACCCTGCCTCCATGTCGGCGCGGTTGTTTGCCGAAAACCGTTCAAATGCCGCCTGCGGCGTATCGCCAAACTGTCGCCAGTCATCCTGATAGGCGCGCTCTGTCACATACTCCAGCGACCCCATATTGCGTATCTCTGCTGCCTCTTTCCGCAGTGCCTGAATCCGCTTTGCATGTTCTGTTTCCAGCTCTTCTGCTTTGGCAATGTACTTGTTTTCCAGCTCCAACCGTTCCTCCTTGGTTGCCTCCTTCAGATGGACAAGGTCCTCGGCATATGCGCGGTAACGGTCGGCACGCGCTTTCAAATTTCCGGCAAATTCTTTTTCCGACATCTGACCGGATGCCAGCTGATACTCATTCCATCTCTTGTCGGCATCCTCCTTTCGGGCAATCTCCTCGTCATGCGCCTTGATGCGTTCTTTTCTCTCCCGCTCGGCTTGTTTTCTCGCCTGTTCGGCTTGCTTTTGCGCTTTGGCATTGGCTTTCTGGGTCTGTGCGGCAAGCTTTTTGTTCAGCTCATACACCGCAATCCCTGCCTCTCTCACCACGTCCATGTCATACGCATAGCGTTTTGCCGCATCATTCCACCAGGAAATCTGCTCCGCCGTGCTCACCTGACCGCTTTTCACTTGGTAGGAAAATATATCATATTCTTTTTTGAATTTCAAATTATCTCTGCCCATATCTCACCTGCCTCCTTCCAGCCATGCAGCAAACGACCGCGCCCCCTGCCTGCACACAGGTCTGTCCCCGGATTTTAAACGCATTCTGGCAAATACCGCCGCCTCGTCCAAGCAAAACGCTGTATATCCGTCATCAAGCCCCAGTATTTCACTCATCGCCCTGCCGGTCTGCTCGCACACCTGCAGTACCCGAAAAAAGTTTTCCGAGCCGACGAAAGCAGGCCAGAGCGGCCGTACCTCCTTTGACAAAATGATAAATCTCCATTAGCTGGCAATCGGTAAGTGCTTCCTTCACCTGCTCGTAAGCCGGTTCAACCAACGCCTCCTGCGCAATCACATGCACCGTTTCGCCAATCTCCGAAAGACTCGGCTCGCTCGCTCCTGCCCCTGCAAAATCAAATAGTTTCGCCACCGCGCCCAAAAGCGGATTTGGAATTTTCCCTGCCCGGGCCATGGACAAAACACTCGGACGCCTGAGGGTTACCTCCATTTCTCCGCACCCGTCAAATGCAGAAATTACCGTCTTTACCCGATTCATCCGGCAACCCCTCCTTCATCAGGACAATGCCGGAAGTTCATCCAACAGCTCCACCGTCACGGGTCGTTCGCCTCGTTTTGCACGGGAACGCAGGGTCATCTCCGGAATGTAAAACTCCCCGTCCTTCAAGGAATATTCCACCGGCTTACCCTTTGCGTGCAGGAAGGAAAATTTATAATATCCCAACGCACCGCCGTCACAGTCCACCTCCTGCGCATACAGGGTAACCGTCAGGTTTTCCCTCTCCAACGCCACCCCTGCCTCGGGTGCTTCGTATTTTACAAAATTGTCCGCTTCATCCTTGGTCACCACACCGCCGTCCACCAGTGCAAGCAATTCGGGAGAAAATGTGTTGTTTACCAGCTTGATGTCATAACCCAGCACAATATCCTCGGTACGGATGCTGCCTAAAATCTGATTTTTCACACGGTGAATTTTCTCCTCGCCCTCACTCATATAAGGGGTAATCCCTGCCTCGGATGCCGTTTCAAACACATAGCTTTCTCCACCCTCGCACTCACGGGTAATCTGTGCACGCACAATGTTTCCCAGTACATGCTCGTCCAACTGTTTTATGGTATTGTTCATGATTTTCCTCCTTGATTATATCTTTCTTACCGCCCTGCAACGCACAGGGGCACACCACACGCGCATCTGCTTATCATAGCGTATCTCCGGAATCCCCGGCATCACACTCAATACCGGCTTTACCGCCGTCCTCACCGAACGGATAAACCCTTCCAGTTCCGAATACCGCCCATCCGGCACACAGCAAATCAGGTCATAATACGCCTGCTCGGCACAAACACCATGCCCTTCCTGCGCACCGCCACACACCACGCATACATATGCCTCTGCCACAGGTGCCTCTTTTTTGCCCGGTGCACATACGTCAAATCCTGCCGCACGCAGGCAATCAAATATTTTCTTCCACATCTTCACTCAACCTCTTTGCCGCACGGTGCAAAGACACCAGGCAATATACCCCTGCCACCTCACGCACATGCAGCACCTCATATACCGCCTTGCCAACCTCCGCAAAATCTCCCGGAAAAATTCCCGGATTTTCCTCATAGGGAATCACCATCATGGGGGTGCACCCCTTGTCGGCCACACCCACCTCACTGGTTTGGCGGGAAATATACGGATTGTCCCGATGGAGTAACTCGGAAAAATATCCCTCGGTCACAACCCCTTCCTCCCATATTCTGCCTTCTCCGTATTGGTCTGCAACATAGCGGTAAAACCGAAACTCCTCACATATTCCGCGCCGTTTCATGGTGCGGAGCAAACGCATTGCCCATCTGAGGTTCAATTGCCGTCCCCCCGTTTCAACACGCCGCCTGCATCGGGGCGATAGAGCCGTGCGAGGGATAACCAGTACCCCCGCATGGACTCCATCTGAAGATCAGACAGGTCAATCCCGTCCTGCTCCGCCTTGATAATCAATCCCCGATAGCTTGCCGCATCCACATTCCCGTCAGCCTCTTCCAGCAGACGGATCAACTGCGCCTCCTCAAAAAACGGGTAGTCACTCTCCCTTAAGTTTTCCTTGAGCCTTTCCAAGCGCACGTTCATGTTTGCCACCTCAGCCTCGGCTGATGATGCGTGCAATCGCAATATTCTTGTGGTTGATTGCATTGCCGTTGCCGTCGGTTACCAGCGACCAGTTTGCACCATTTTCCAATTCTGCATTGGTGGGGGACAGGGTTGCCATTTCAGTCTTGGTAAAGTTTACACCAAACGGTGCAATTACCTTTCTTGAACGGGTATACAATGTGGTCTGTCCGCCGTTTTTCTGCTCATCACGGTCCATCGCATAGGGCACTGCCGCACCCACATCCGCATAGTCAAACGCACCTTCTCCCAGCACATAAGAGGTGTATGCGGTATACCCGTCCATCTCCTCTGCCGGCATGGAATCATCCACCAACACGGTACGTCCGTTCCAGGTGCCCAGTGTCAGTTCACGGCAAATGCCCTCCGCATCGGTATATTTGAGGCGCTCAATCAGGTTGAGATTTTCCAGATTGGTTGCAACCGCCGAGTGAAGTACCACCACCGAAAATTTGTCCTTGTTGTCACCGCAAGCCTTCTGCATGGCGGTGTTGAGGGTGGTTGCGCCCACGGCATTTTCGCTCTCCTCACCCGAAATGTCCAGCGTGTGCCCATCCACAAACACCTTGTTTGCTCCGCCGCTCATGGCAAAAATACCCTTGAGCACGCTCATCATGGTTGCCTGATCCACCTCGTCCCAGTAGGTTGCCACCTGCTGTGCCACATTGTCCATAAAATCGGTACCGCCTGCAAGGTCGGAGGCAAAATCTCTCTCCACCCATGCCTTTGCGCGCCCCACAACCACCATAGACTGCGCATAGGTGTTGGTGGTGTCTGCGGTAATGTCGGTCTGTCCGTCATAGTTGAGTGCCTCCCCGTCAATGGGTGCAAATACCGGCACAGTTGCATAATAACTGCCCGTCTGCTCGGCAAATACCGCCTTTAAGTCATCACGTCTGTTGAGCGCTTTGGAATTTACCAGTTCGGTCTTTTTCAGGCTCGGGATGCGCTCCACATACTTCCCGAAAACCTCTGCATTAAATTGTTTTGCATCAAATTGTGCCATCTTACATTTCTCTCCTTTTTTAATTTAAAATTCCTCTTCTAAGGCGCATTGCCTGCGAATAGGTCAAGCCGCCCTCGTCGAGCACCGCCCGTTTTCGGGCAAAATTCCCCGGTGTCAGATACCCTGCATCCTTTTGCTCAAACAGGTACCCGTCACTGTCCTGCATTTGGGCAATCTGTTCTTCCAGCAGGGGTAATGCATCCTCGGCATCCGTAAGTGCCTGCATGTCCAATAACGCCCTTGCCGCACGCACATTTTTCGCGCCTGCCTTGATGAGTGCCGCATCCACCATTGCATCCATGCGGATTTTCGCCATTTCGCCCTCCAGCCCGGCAATGCGCTCCTCTCTCTGCGCCATTTCGCCCTCCAGTTCGACAATGCGCTCCTCTCTCTGCGCCATCTCGCCCTCCAGTTCGGCAATGCGCTCCCCCCTGCGGACAAATTCCTGTTCTGCCTCGTCTGCCTGTGCCTGGGCGTCGGCACGGGATATGTAGCTTTCATCCAGTTCCTCCTGAAATCTCGCCAGCTCCTCCTCATCCGCCATCTCGCCCAACAACGTCTTCCATCGTTCCAGCATTCTTCATCCCTCCTTTTTTGTTTTCTCTATTTTCACACACCATCACCGGTGTATAAAAACGGCTCAATTCCCCATTTTTCGCGGTAACTCTCCACACTGCGCACTCCTTGTTCCACCTCTTTGAGGTCCAGTGTGCGCTCCGCATCCTCATCATCCGTCACGGGGTAGAGGTGTTCAATCCTGATCCGGTATTCTGTTTGGGGCAATTTTTCTCCCCTCGCACGTCCCAGTGCAATCACCCCATCCACCAGCCATCGCAGGCACTTGTCCCAGGCAAGCCATCTTTCCTCCGCCTTGCATTTTAATTCCCAATACAAGGTCTGCATGGCTTTTCCACTGGTAATCACCCCCGAAAGTGTATCCACCGAGATGTCCGGCACCTCCAATAACGCATACATATCCGCCTTGGTACGGGCTAGTGCCCCCTCCAACGCATCCACATACGCAAACTTGCTCTCCAGCTTTTCCAGACTTGCCTGCACACCCTCACCGGCCGCAGGATCAGTCTGTAAATCCACCAACGCACCCGGCGAAATTTTCATCTTGTCCAGGCATTTCCCGCTCGCATTTTTTGCCACCGTAATGGGAAATAAATGAAATTTCAGCGCATCCGCCTCGTCGCTTTTGAGCCGGTTGTAGCGGTCCTGATCCGCCATCATCAGGGCAACATCACTGGTTCCGCGCAAATCCCCCGTCAGTGCGTCGTTAATCACCACATACGCAGGGATAAAGGTAAGCCCGGTATCCTTTCCAAGCATGACCGGCTCTATCATCCTGCCATATCCGTCATAAATGGCCTCATCCACCAAGCAGCGTCCGTTCTCCATGTAAAACCGCTGCTTCCATAGCCGTTGGTTCTTTCGCTCCGCCTCGTCGTTTATGGCATGGAAAAATATTATTTTCTGCAACCGGTCTGCATTCTCCGGCTCGGTTTCAAACACAAATTCGGTAGAGGGGCAAAAAATCGCCTCTGCACCATCTTCTCCCTGCCATAATTTCAAGGCAACCCTTCGCCCGATAAAGCAATCCCTGCCGGCCGCCGAAAGTTTTGCAGAAAGCCCGGTTTTTTCTAATGCCTTGCGCACATACTCCTGCAACGCCTTTACCCCCTCACCATCGCCCTCCAGGGTAATTTCCGGCGCACGGGAAAACATAAACCGCGCCTCCTTGTCAATGAGCTTTCGCACAAAATTGGTCACCTGACGGGTGGGAACGTAGTCGGTTTGGTCGCTCTCCCACATCTGCCCCACGCCGTCATAGCATTGGTAAAGCCGTATCGCCTCTGCCATGTCGGCTAACACTTCCCGGGCATATACTCCACCCAGCTCTTCGGTAACCATCCTGGTCAATCCCTGATATTCCATCCCAAATCCACCTTTCTCATTTCTTTTTCCTCAAATTGTCATCCTCAACCTCGTAGAAAATAGCCTGCGTGCTGTTCCGCCTGTGCAATGACACCTATGCCTTTCCCTACGATCGTACATCGCAATGTTTTCAGGCTTCCCCTTGAGTAAATACTGATTTAATCTAAAAATGTAGGGGCTGGCGTCCTCGACAGCCTGCAAACGCCCCTACCTCGACCGGTTCTCTCGCTCGGACACAAAAAACCGCCCCATCACAAAATACCGCACCGCATCCATCGCATGGTCGTTTTGCTTGACCGGTCGGTCCTCGCCCCGTTCTGCCGCATCCTCATCCCACACATATGCGTAAAATTCCCGCACCGTATGCTCCATCCCGACGCAAAACTTCAACCTGCCGCTCTCCAACGCATTTCCCACACGCCGTATCCCGTCCACAACCGCATTGTTTGCCTTCCTCGCCGCAATCCCACGCCGCCGCAATTCCGCCAGAAAGGATGCCGCCGACGGGTCTGCAATCACCTCGCACGCCGTGCCGTCTAAAAATGCTTCCAAATCATCCGCATACTCCACATCCGTCTTGCTCCGGCCTTCCGCGCGCCCGTCGTAATAATACTCCCTGATGCCATACCACACCCCGTCTGACTCGCCAAAGAGCAAAAATACCGTGGGGTTTGCCGTGCCGTAATCCACCGCCGCACAAAGCCTTGTAAATGTCCGGGGCAATGTTTCCACTATATGCCGCTTTGGATCAAACATATCGTAAACTGCACCCTGCGCCGCCGACCACTCGCCAAGCACAAACCGCCTGCGAAATACCCCGGTATACAAACTCTCATACCGTCTGCGCACCTCATCACTCAATGACGGATTGTCCCGCATGGTAAAATGCAGATATAAAAGTCCCTTTTGCTCCGCACGGTCAATCCAATTTTTCTTAAACCAGTGAAAGGGTCCGTCCGGATTGCAGGTAAACCAGAATTTAGACCCCGCAACCGAACATCTTGCCACCGCCTGGTTGACAAAACTCTCGGCAAGCAGCACCGCCTCGTCAAATAGCACCCCTGCAAGGGTCATGCCCTGAATGGCATCCTGGCAATCCTCATCCGCCCCGCCAAACAGATAAAAGAAATTGCGCCTGCCTCCCTTGGATATGGTAAGCTTGTTTTCGCCCCGGTTGTCCTTAACAGAAAATCCCTCGGCAAGCAGCATGGGCACCAATGGGGTAACCACATTGCGCCGCAATGATCTTGCAGTTGCACCGCACATGGCAAATTGCATCCCGTCAAAACATTGGTTTGCCCATAACATAAAGGATAACGCCACAGCCAATGTCTTGCCACTTCGCACCGACCCGTCGGCAATCACCCCGTTGCTGTGGGACACGCCGCTTTGCTCCTTCCACCAGGTCAGCACTTTTCTCTGTTGCAACGAAAAGCCGCAAAACCTTCCGCTCAATCCTCCCACGCCCCTTGCGCCGCTTCTCTGAGTGCCTCGGCAAGTCCGCCGTCCTCATCACTTTTCCCCTCCTGCAGATCAAATGCCCCTGTGTGCAATCCCAGAAGGTTCAATGCACGCATCTTGTCGCATAGCTTAATTTCCACACCCTTTGTTCCCTGTTTGATTTGCGCCACCGCACGCATTTTTTCGGGTGGAATTTCCTCGGTGGGCAATGCCACCACTCTTGCCTCCCCTTCCTCATTTACCACCTTCATGTAATCTGCTATGTTGGCAAACGCTATGGTGGATAATTCCCTGATTACCTCCGAGCAATCCGCATCCGCCTGCGCCGCCATCTGTTTTTTTCTTTGTTCGATATAGCTGCGCATCTCCTCTTTCTTCATCAGTTGCACCGCATGACACTTGCTATACCCCGACCTTCGGGCTGCGGCAGATATACTCCCGTCCACCAGATATTCCTCCGCAAACCGCCGTTGCTTTTCATTCATTTCGTCCACATTTCCCTTCGTTCCTTCCTGCTTTCATCCACATGCTCTGCCAAGTGCTTTCTCATACCCTTTTTCTCTCTCAACCGCACTCTCCCCGAACTTGTTCCTCCCTCTCCAACGCACCCACCATAGCCTTCTGCCCTTGCCTGCCCCTTCTCACACAAACCATCATTTTCCACATCGTAGGGACCGGCGTCCCTGACGGTCAGCAAGAGGCCCCCTTGTGTAAAGGGGGCTGTCTGCAAAGCAGACTGGGGGATTGTTCTTACCCTGTTTTTTCCTCCCTCTCCAACGCACCCATCAACGCCGCAATCCCTTCCAATACCTTCCGCGCATGGGTCTGGTCATAATCGTCCAGATACCGCCGCACCTTCTCATAATAACCATCTTCCCGCGCCTCAAGTAACGTCTGCTCAATCTCCCGTAACGGTCGCCGCATCATCCGTGCCGTCTCTGCCGGTTGTTCGCCACGGATGTCCCACACACAGATAATCCATCTGGTCTGTTTGGTAAACGGTCTGGAAAGCGCAGTTTCTTTACCTTCACATGAGCCATTGCCTTCTGCCATTGCCCGCCTCGTCTTACGCAAGCTATCGTTCTCCACATCGTAGGAACCGGCGTCCCCGACGGTCCGCAAGAGGCCCCCTTGTGCAAAGGGGGCTGTCTGCAAAGCAGACTGGGGGATTGTTCTTACCTTGTTTTTCCCTCCCTCTCCAACGCACCCATCATAGCCTTCTACTATGCTTTGCCCGTAGGGACCGGCGTCCCCGACGCACCGTAAGAGGCCCCCTTGTGTAAAGGGGGCTGTCTGCAAAGCAGACTGGGGGATTGTTCCTCTTTTTATTCTGTCCAT